ATGATGTCAAGTTGTGCGCCAACCGCCGTGTCAACATTGAACGCATCGCCGCTCATCTGACACTGAGTGGCAATTTCGTCCGCAATGGGCTGCAGAATAGCACTCAGTGAGGCAATGAAGTTCGGCTTCTGATTATGCTCGGAAGTGATCAGGTTCAGCCATGGCGTGAGATCAGCGCTCATGACGCAGTGATGGTGATATCAGTTGTGGCTAGGTTGGCCTCCTCATTAAAGGCCAATGGCAAGTCGGCGGTGCCCAACGTGCCGCCAAAATAAGCAATCTGCAACGCGCCATATTCAATCTTGTAGGTTGGACCCAGCGGCGGCGGCAACTTGGCGGCGGCAATCAGGTCGTTGTACGCTACGCCGGAAGGGTCGCCAATCGGCATGGCCGCCACCCAGTCGCTCATGGCCTGCGCAATGGCGGCTTCGGTGGTGGAAACAAAGCCAGGCAGCGCCGTAATATTCACCGTGGCAATTACACGCTTTTCCGTCGGACGGAAGAAGTGAATGGTGTTTGGCACGCCATTCTGATCAATGATGGTTTCCGTGGTAGTACCATAGGTACCGGTGCCAGGGTTCTTTTTGTCGGCAATGGCCGTGGCAATCTGAACATCGTCGCCGCCCTTCACAACCAGGCTGATCGAATGTGGCGGAATACCGTTGGCGTCAGTGGTGCTAGTGTCGTTTTCGTACGCCGCAACCTCTTGTACGCCAGGCAGGTTGCGTACGGCCGCCACAATGCTTTCCAGCGGCGTTTGCGCCGCCAAGGCAGTGGACGCCGACTGCCGTTGCCGCAACGTAGCATCGTCCTCAATTGGCGCACCCACTGTAGCGTCCGCCGGATTAGTCACTGACTGCCAACCCAACGTGGGCGTAATAATCTGATTGATGGTGCCGGCCGCAGCGGTTATGGCGCCCAGGGCCGTACAAACCGCCGTCACTGTGATAGAGCCGGCAGGCGTAATCTCAATAGCAGCTGGCAATAGCCATTGATTGCCTTGTTCGTCACCCACAACCCCATTGTTGATGATAGTGTAAGGTTGACCGACAATTAAAACGTCCGCGCTAGAGTTGGACGCTACCTCGCGCCGAATACCATTGATCTTTACGACGTTCGACAGCCCGACGCCTTGCGCCGTGGCCGGACTGAAGCTGTTGTAAGTGGCAATGGCGGAATTGTTGCAATCATTGATGACGGCCGCAAACGCCGACAACAATTGACCGTCCTGGCTGTCAGGTTCTAAGTAAGCGTCGGCGCCATAAATGCCTTGATAAATAGCTTGTAGCGACGCCAATATATCAGGGTAACTGGGCGCGCTGATGCCGGTGGCGCTGATTTGCGCCGCCAAAGTCGGCAGTGGGTATGGGCCTGGCATTTTTAAGGCACCCCCACAACGAGATACTGACTGTTGTAGTTCTTACTGAAATCTAGACGCGGCATAGCGCCACTGATACTTGTTGTTGTGTCAGCCGCCGTTCCAGCTTCATTCAGCATCAAATTCCATGTGACGCCACCACCAAGCGCAGGTCCAGCTGGCCGCGCTGGCAGGCGGGGTGGCGGGTCAACCGGACGCGGCATCGGCGGCACTTGCGCCACCAACGGCATGATAAAGTTAGCCTCACCGTACAACGTGTGCAGGTTACCACTAACCGTCATATGACGATTATTGTCTATGAAACTCACATAGTCCAGCAGTTCAGTGACACCTTGCGTATTCAAGATGCGCGACTTTAACGCTTGATCCGCCAACAGCCGGCCACCAGCCGTTAATATCTGCTCGGCGTAGGGCGTGCCTTCCCTGAGGTCCAGCCACCATTCGTTGGTCATCAGCCTCAGCCGCGTGTACACGGCCTGCGCTACGGCGGCTGGGATGTCCTGATAAAAGTTGCGTGACCCTTGCCCAAAGGTCATGTCTCCATTGACGTCCAGCGCGCGGTACCTCATGGCACAGGCGCACCCGAATTGCCGGTGCCCGGCTGCACGCCACTATGCACGTGGTTCAGCAGGCTGATGGTCTTGGCTTTAATGTCATTGTTAGGCGCGGTGATGTCGCCATTGTTAACAGCCAAGTGACCATTGTTGATGGTGACGTCACCCTTGATGGTCAAACCTTGGGGCGCCACCATGTTGATTTTCTGATTGGTTGGGTCCAGCTCCCAGTAGGTCGATTGGTCGTCACTGCGAATTTGAACCGTGGTGGTTGAAATGTTTGTGATCACGTTTGGCTTGGAGGAAAACCCAACAAACGCAAAAGCGTCACTCAGATCATGCATGCGGCATTCGGCCGGCGGCTGTACGCCAGTGTTCTGCCACCAAAAGTCAATACCCCGGCTGGAAAACACCAGCAGGCATTCGTCCGCCGCCTTAATCGGAAACGTCATTGTGACGCCACCGCCACTCGGGAAGAACACCGGCACATCCAGGCACAATGGCAAATTGATGTACTTAGTCTTGATTATGTTGTCATCATCAACATAGCTCTGGCGCGCCTGCACCGTGGCTTGCACTTCAGCGGTCTGCTTAGTGGCGTCGTACTTAGTGATGTAACCGGGTAGCGCGGTCCACATCTTGGCCTGTCGCGCGTCCAGCGCAATGCGTAGTGCTTCTAACGGGTCAGCGGTGCGCTCGCGCGTATCCATCAGCCAGCGTATCCCCTAGCGACCAGCCCTCGGCTAGCGGCCTGCCCCAACGCCATACAGATTAGGTCGGAATACCACTCTGTGCCGCGCGTGTCGCCTGAATGCTCCACGGACAAAACGCGGTAAAGCCCATCGTCTGCGATTGAGGGCAATATGACTTGGTCCGGCGAAACTCGGTAATTCAAATTGAGTTGCACCTGTTGCACATCCTGATTGTTGATCTTAACCTGCACATAAGGCTTGATCTTAGGGTTCAACAGGCACTTAGCCTGAATGCCAAGTTCTGTCTGTTCCGGAAAGCCCACCAGGCCTGTGGCCGAATTCAATTCAATCACTACGCCTGGCAACGGGTTTTCCGTACTCAACAACAGCAGCTCACTACCTTGCACCGACCATTCAGTGTCCGTCGCCGCCGCAATATCGCGCAGCTGATCCCGCGCCATGCCGAACATGGTCTTTCCGCGTGGCAGCTTTTCATCTGGCAGCGTGTCAGTGTGACCAGGCGTAATGCCATACTTTTGCAGTTCACGCGTGATAGCGTCATAACGATCTTTGAACGTGCTGCCAGCCGCGACGGGCAGGCTCACAATTGCCCAATTGTTGAATTCGTCGCCTGACGCACCAGTTATGTCGAGATAGGTATCAACCGGACTTTCCCGCCCGTGCCGGACTTGCACCACTGTACCTTCAAAGATTGTCTGCGGCCCTTCGGCTTTATAACCTGCGGCCAACGTGAAGCGTGTTGACTCCTTTTCAATGTAGCTGCGGGTGTTGTCGGAAACGTTCCACACGCGAATTTGGCAATTGGCCGGCGTCTGCTTGGTCCACAACTTGGCCAGAAACCGAATGTGCAAGTTTGATAGATCAATCATCTTTGACTCAGTGCCGACCAGCAATTGAATGACCCGCATGTATTGCTGCGACATTGCGGTCAATCCTGCACAAAATAAAGCTTGGTGTCAGTGCCAAGGTCGGTGAATGTGGCCACCGCGTCCGGGTCAAGCCCATTCTGGATGTAAAGCTGACCACCAATGCCCAAGTATTCGTATTGCGCCAACAAGTCTGCCCCGCTCACCATCGCCATGCCATTGATGATTGGCAACCCGTTACTGTCATTGATGTCAAGTATCCACCCGCCCTGCCCACAAGGGTCGTCGCGCCAGACCACTTGCAATTGATAAGGCGTCTGGGCCAGCGCGGTGCTAAACCGCTCATTTTGACCTGTGAGGGGAATGAGCTGTGTGATGCTCATGGCGGACCAAGTTGCGTGCCAACGCCGCCAGACAGCGCGCCTGCGCTCGATAGACCCAGCGGCGGGTTAATAGTTGGAGCTGGTTGCCCGAGCGGCGGGTTAGCGGGTGGCGTGATATTTTGAAGTTGCTTAGCGCCGGAATTCAGAATGTCGCCAGTTTTTTGCGGTTGCGCCTGATCGGCGTCCGGCGGATTAATGACGATGGAGGTTGAAACTATGATCACTTCCGTGCAGGTCACCGTCACCATCAAGGCATATTCACTCGTGTTGTCAGTAGTGACCTCCATGCTGGTGATTAGCATGTTCTTGTAGAGCCGCTTACCCGTTTGAATGTTGAAAGGTGTACGACTGGCTTGCAACGTTTGAAGTTGCTTGTAAAGTTGATCAATGGTGGATCCACCACCACCCGGCTGCGGCACTAATTGTCGGTACAGGCTCTGCAGATAATCATTGATGCCATTGGTCTGTGGCATGCTTGAATTGCTGGCGCCAAAATGAATCTCAACCTGCAACGGCTCCATGTAAGCGTGATCGGTGATCTTAGCGCCCTGCTCAACCGGATGTTGGGTGAGGGTTAAGCGGTCAGTATGTTGCTCTTGAAAGGTCACCATTGCCGTAATAGAACCGAAGTATCTCGGCAACGGTTGTGTCGGCTGCGTCAGCGCCGCAAACTTGTTGATGATGCCAGCTGGCGTAAGCCCAGCAATGCCGCCCAGACCTGGAATGGTTGGCGCGCCAGGAATGCCGGGCAGCGCAGGCAGACCCGGAAAGTTGAGCTGTGGCGCTGGGCCTAGAATCATGGCGCCATTTTTGGCGCGTATAGGTTCCAGAGTGATCAATTCGTGCGGCATGCTTCACCCTACCGCATTCATTTGATGGCGAATGATCTTGCGGTTCACGCGGTCCTGCGCCGCAGCGACATGATCCGCCGTGACCTTGGGGTCTGTGGCGCCTTGCACATAGATGGTGGTCTGTTGATTGAGTGTATTGCTGACCTCGCCGCGCGTCGCTGCGTAGCGCATGCCGCGTTGCAGATCGCCGGCCGCTTGTGGCCCCCAACCACCGCCAACGTCGGGCGATTCAAAATTCTGAATGAAACGTTTAGCGGCCGTAGTAGGGTCCTGACTAGCTAGTATGCCAGCTCCACCAAAACTGCCGCTCATCAACTCACTAAGTAAGAAAGCCAGTTGCTGTTCCAGGTTCGGATTGGCGCCAAAGCGCGCCTGCAACGCGCGCAAGCGCGAACCCCGCCACTGGGCAATGCCGCGCGCCCCTTGACCACCGCCGGCTGGATTGTAGGCCGTAGGCGTACCGCCCTCGCCAAACAACCCCATGGCAATGCCGCGCGCCGCAGTAGCTGAAACGCCATGAGCTGTCAGCCACTTCTCGGCGTAAGTGGCTGTGTCGAGAATTGCACCGCGCGCCGCTGGCAGCGCTGGCACGTTCATGCCTTCTGGCCCTGTACCGGGTGTGGGCGTTATAGCGGCGCGACCCGGCGTGCCTAGGCCTGTGGCCGGTGGCAAAAACGGCAGCTTGGCCGACGGTTCAGCTTCGCCGCCTTGTACGTCTGGCAAGTTCTGATTGATCCAAGCGTCAACCTGGCTCTTAATACCACCGATGACCTTATCGGTCCACTCCTTGTGGAACACCGACAAAAACTTCATACCGGTGAGCAGCAAGCCTTCCATCATATGCGCAACCATGCGCAGTGCGTCGATGCCAGCTTGCTTGAAATAAGTCCAGGCCTGTGACCAATCGCCCCGCAACAGCGCCGACAGGCCATTAAACAATTGCGTGATGGCGTGGATACCGTCAATAATACCCTTAAACCAAACGCCACCAACCATTTCTAGCGCTGGCCCCAACACACGCCACAACGTGCTAGCCAACTGAACAATAGCGTCAATCAACGGCTTCAGCGCCGCCGTAATCTCATTGAAGTAAACGCCAATCTGTGAATCTTTGACGTTGTTGATGGCGTCGCCCAGTTGCGAGAACCAATCAAACAGCCGTTCCATGTACGGCAGTAACTGAACGCCGATAGCTTCAACAATGATGCCAAACTGCGCCTGCATGTCCTTCAACTTGGCGTTGAAGTCACCAATACGCGCTATGGCGTCTTTACCTAGCAGGCGTTCAGAAAAGTCACGATAACGCTGCGTCTGCTTGGCGAACTCAGGGTTCTCAAGCGCCAACAGGCCGCGCTCGCTGATGCCCATATTCTGAGCGAGTTGCGCCGCCTGGTAGAACGGCCGCCGCGCCAAAGCCTTGCCGAGGTTTTCGGCAATCTGCTCAGTGTCCAGCAGCTGGCCAGTGACGGCGTCCCGCGTCGCAACGCCCAGCGCGCCTAGATAACGCTCCCATTGCGGCGTGTTCCGCATGAAACTGGCAATGCCTTCCAGCGCTCCTGCTGCATCCTGAGCGGTACCGCCCATCTGCTGCATGGCGAAGGTGAAGGCTTGGATGTTCTCGGCAGAAGAGCCGACACGGATACTTTGAAAGTAAAGCTGATCAAGGCTACGGGCCATATCAATGGTGGCTTTGGCAACCGTCTCAGCCAACTTGGCAATTGATACACCGAAGGCAACCGCCTTGGTATTGACCTCCAGCAAGGAGTTGCGGAACTTGCCTTCGCTATCCTTATCAATCTTGAAGCCCAGCGCGACTAGGAATTCCTCAATGACATTCGCATTGTCAGCCATTGTCCGCCGCCTTCATCATTCGGTACTCATTTTCATCCTGCACACTGAGCGCATCATTGATGTCTGCGATGAAAGCAAGGTCGATGTTAGGGTCAAGCAGGCTCTCAGCCCGCAGCGCGCCGCGCACAACCGGCCGCCACAGCCAGTCTTCATTGTTCGGCATGCACACCAATTCGGCGTCCGACATTGGGCGGCGGCTTATGAAGTCAGCGCCCCTGCGGGAAAAAAATTTCTCAGGTTCTCTTGTATTACCTCCCACACCAACCGTCCCATTTCGATAGGCGTCAAATCCTCGAACATCAGGCTGCCATTGACCATCAATGGTGCCCAACCAGTGTCACCACCGCGCCGCACATGCACCACCGCCAGGCAATGATCAACCAGATAATCAAAGTCTGCTTCTGGCATCTCCGCCACTGCTAAACTCATTGGCCGCGCCATTTCGACCATCTCAGCAATGCTGACCGATGGCGGCGTTTCGCCCTCCGTAACACGCAAAAGCGGCGTCATTCTCTCCATCAAGGGTGCAAGTTCGGCCAAGCCAAGCACCACAGGAGCAATGCGCCGCGCTACGTGTAACGCTGTTCTAGGATTCATACGGCCTATGCGATAGGTACGCTCCGCAATCTGAATTTCCGTCATTTGCCTGCTCCTGAATCGTCCTTAACTCAGATCAGGCTGGGTGAACCCGATCCGAGTTGCTCGTTGACTTGAATGGCGTCAAAAATCCATTCAAGCACATCCCCATCTTCCGCGTACCTGACCGGTGTGTGGCGTTGAAAAGCGCAACCGCTGGCGGTGATGTTGTCGCCACGCGCAATGTCAAGCACGCTGATGACATTCTGACCCCAAAGCGCGCTCGATTGTCGATCTGAATTGTACAAATTGCTGAGCTTCTGATTGGTTGGGCTGGTCTTGATAAATCGAAATGTTAACGTGCCAGCTTCGCCCGCATGCAGACTATGCATGCCCTGCCCATCGGCAGCGATCAACATGGTGTTCTTGTTCTCAACCTTGGCTATCTCAAGGCCCTCCTTAGCCGGCGCAGTACCGGGACCCATGGAAAATGAGCCATTGGGACCAGAGATTGAAACCATCACATCCAGAAAACTGTAAGCGCGGCTAGCCATGGTTGGCCTCGTCAATCATCAAGGGTTGATGGTCAGGGCAACATCCACACTCTGGATAGCGCCCGCAGTCTTGGCGGCAATCTGGAATGGCACCGACATACGCGCCGCGCGCTGGCTTTGCACCTGGCTAGAGATTGGCGGCGTGTAAACGTAATAACCCTTGGGCAAGAAGTCGCCTTGCGCAAGTTGTCCGAACCCGTTCGAATTCCAGGTGCCAGGCGCCAGGTAACCATTGAGCACAAACGCATCCAGCGCCACTTCCATCTGACAAGCCAGCAAGTGATTACCGGCGTCGGTCTGTGGCACCTTGTTGTCTTCAACAAGCAAGTTAAAGATGTTGGTTTGAATCTCGTTGGCTAGCGCGAGTGCGCCATAAATCTCATCAATGAAAACCTGATTGGCGGTTGGCGAGGAACAGACGCACCAACCATTGGTGATGATGGCGACGCCATTGTTGTACATGCTGTAGTAATTGTAACCCTTGCCGTTCAGCGCGTCCGCGTTGGCGTTGCTGAGCGGGTCAGGCGTAATGCCAGGCATCTGCTTGTACGCCAGGGTCATCTGCGTATTTGAACCCTGGAAGTTCGTCGTGATGATGCGCCCAATGGCCGACTCAGCGGCATAAGGCGTTTCTTGGCTCCAGAAAATAAAGGTGTGTTGCAGGCCCTCAGCTTGCAGAATTGATCCGATATCGCTGTTAACGGTTGGGTTCAGCGCGTTGGGGTCGCTAGTGGTGAAGCCATAGATGTGCGGATTGGCGGCGGACTCAATGTAGGACGCGATTGCTTGATGGTCCGCCGCCACAATGTCCGGCGACGCATCGTCGCTAAAGAACATCCAGTAATCTGGCCCTTGATCCAGCGCTATCACAGCTTGCAGCGCCGTTTCAGCCGCTACGCCCGCAACGCTCCGCGCGCCCAGCGCGGCAGTGCCAGCCAGTTGTACGGAAATGTCGGACGCATTACCCGGCGTCAGGTACGAAACCTTAGAATTGACGCCTGTGGTGTTCGACTTGAACACGAACTGTTGACCGTTCCAGGTGCAAGTCGCCGGCACACTCGCTGTAGTCATGCCGGTGGTGATGGCCGTAGCAACCTGATTGAGGTTGGTGGCCGCCGCAAAGGTTGGGCAGGTAACATTGACCGGCGAAGCCGCCGCATCAACTTGAATCTTGAACTGACCAGCTGTGATGGTCGTCCAGTTACCCATTGCCTGTTGCGCGGGAGAGAGTTGTCCGCAGATCAATCGCCCTGCCACCGGCGCATGCGCCCAACGGCCAATGTAGAGTTGTCCCGGTTGTGGGCTCTGTGAGAAGAAGGCCACCGCCGCTAGATACTCCGGCGCAGTCGTACCGAACATGGCCGCAACGCTGGCGCTGTTATTGAACGACATGATGCGCGTCTGCGTGTCGATGACGTCAGACTCACCCATGATCAAGAATGAATTGACATTGGCAAACTGCGCGCCAACCGCTGTGAGGCTGACCGAAACAGAGATCAACCGTGAAACAGAAAGACCCTGTGTCATTTCGGTATCCTCAAATCGGAGTGGCTTCGATGTCGGTAGCTACCAAGCTTTCCGACACCGACTCAGTGTAGATAGTGGCTTGTGCCGACAGCAGATTCAAAATCGCATAAGTGCGCTCAACGTTGCGGCGGAATGGCAATGTGACATCTGTGCGGCGCCACCAGGTACGCTTGATCAGTTCTGGAACCTGAATCCGCTTAGCGCCTGGCGCCGTCAGTTTAACGCCAGCCGTTTCCAAGACCTCACGGTTTTGTGAAATAGAAAGCCCATCAATTAATTGTGATGCCATTTCCATAGATTGCGCACCATAAAAGCTACAGAACAGCAAGAAGCTTTCATTGCGGGACAGAACGCTGTGGCCGGGTCCGCCAACGTCGTTATCGCAGAAATGCACGATAGCGGGGTAAGGGTCTTGATCAAACTCTGTGAGGCCTACGGCCGCCCAAGTTGTTGACGGATCAACAGGGAGCGGCACTGGCTCCGGTTGCCAACGCGGTATCACCATGGTACCTGGTAGACCCGTCACACCCGCAACCACAGCTTGCATGAAGTCATTGAACGCATCATCATTCAGGTTCGCCACAGATGGCGTTAGATAGCCACCTGTGCTGGAATCATTTTGTGACGTTGGTGTGACCATAAATCAAACCGGTGGTTGGTCAGTGCCTGACATTGACTCGCACAACGCCGAAATGTAACCCGCGCCAAAATGGCTGTAATCATGCAACTGGACAATCACATGCGGATCACCGTTCCACACAACCACGTCCGGCTGATAATCTGGCGAAGGGCCGCGTAACCGAAACTTAGTATGAACCCGAATTTGGTGCGGCCGATATTCACCCGCATCCCGCCGCACCAGGTCAGCTGACGCTTCCGACGTCACCACACCAATCGGATTAAAAGTTGTCGTGTTGAGTTGTTGCCGGCCATTATCAAGCATGGTTATTGACCGCCGCTGAACAATGAGCGTTTCAGCAAACAACGGATCGGTCAATACCTCAGTGACATCAAGCGTCGGCATGTTGGGTTACCGACGGCCGCCGCCACGCAGCGCGTCCCGAATTGGGTGTTGGCTGCCGCCGCTGGTGTCATGCTGACCACTGGTATCATGTGGGCCGCCACCTTTACCAGCAGCAAATGTCAAAGTGACAGACATGTAACGTCCACTTTCACCACGCGTGGCTGCTACATAAAGTGTGCCGCCGTCGACCTCATATAGACCAACCGTGATGGCGCCACTGTCAACAAGCTCTAAACCATCGAGCTTCATCTTGGCATGTAGTTCAGCGACTGCCTTCTCCTCAGCCAGTTTGACTTCTTCCGCCATCCTTATAGGATCATGCTGTGAGGGATCATGCTGGCCAGAACCGGTGTGCGTATCACTCATCTAATTCTCCTCTTTTTCAAACAGCTTCAGCTACGGCCGCCAATGGCAATTCGCCGCCTTCCGCCGCCGCGCCTGCCTCTTGACTATTCATCTGACTAGTTGGCGTGGAACTAGTTGGTGTTGAGCCGCCACCGCCGCCGGTTGGGCCGGTTACGACGTACGAAACGCTGGCCAGAAACTGACCGGTTTCGATCAACGGCTTAATACCCTCATGGCCACGCCGCTTGCGCGCGGCTATTGTCGCTGGCGCTAAGGGCGCAAACGGTCCACTGACGATCCTGTTCTTCACAGCCGTCTGAGCAATCAGGCCAACCGCTTCCAGGCCAGTCTGTAGCGCACCGTTATCGCCCCGGATCACAAACACAGCCGTCTTCTTCAGGGCTGTTGTGATCTTGGCCTCGCCGTCCTTAATTCCCGGCATCAGCCAAGGACGCGCTGGGATGTTCTGCGCGGGCGAGCCAAATTCAGCGATGTATCCAATTAAGGAATTGGTGACGCCTGTGTCGTCACCTTCACGCGCCGTCTTTTCTGCTGGAATTCCAACCAGCACGCGACTACCTGTTAAATTGCGCATTGCGGCCGCCACTTGTGAACGGTTATCAACCGTCATAGTGACACCGTTGCGCTGCGGTTGTTTCACCATGGCAGGCTGCGTCGGGCTAGCACTGTGCATGACGGAACATAAACCGGCCCCAACCCATACGCCCACATCATGCGGAACAGCCTAAGTCCATAAGTGCTCATGTTCCAGAACGACGCATCGTCCAAGGAATAAGCGCTGGTGGCGTAGCCAACGCTAACCGTAGCAACCGCCTTGGAACTCACTGGACCGGTAACTTCCCCCACAATGCCGCCGTTAGCGGCTGTCTGTACTTCCCGCGCGCTGAGCACCATTGAGTGTGCCGTGTAAAGCATAGCAGCCAAGTCCAACGACGCGCCCAGACGCCTTGGATTCAACTGTTCATAAGCCACGGTCTCCCAATTGACAATCTGCGCATCCGGATAGGCGTCAACGTTGGCGAACTCCGGAAACATCGCTCTGAAGTCAGCCGGCGCAAACATGGCGGCTAGACGTTCTTGCCGTCGTCAGGCTTCACGCGCCGACTGAGACGCTTGTCGCCGTCCTGCATCAACGGCTCAAGGCCAGACTTGGTCTGTGAGCGGTCTTGCGCCATACGCTCAGCTGTTTCACGCCGTTCCGACGCAAAGATCAACTGATTCTTAACAGCATCATGCTCCTTGTTCTCGCTCAACCATCGATCAAAGAAGTCCTTGGGCACGTTAGACGTCAAGGCGTAACCGCCACGCAGGTCCTTGGGAATACCGAACGGTGTCGCGCAACCCTCAATGCGAACTTCCGGGCCAACTTGCATGGCCCGCTTAATGGTCCGTAAACCACTCGGCGTTGGCTCGTCAAAGTCAACCATGTCGAAGGTCCGCAGTATCAGCGCGAACGGTAGCTTTGAGCAGACCGTGACATATTCGGCTACGGTTTGACCTGCCATACTGAAGTGTCCTTGTGCAAAAAAGGAAAAGGCCGGAAGGATTCCGGCCTAAATTCCAAGCATCGTAGCAATGCCCAAAGGTTGACGGTTAATGGCGCCCCAAGTACCACCGGTGACCTTCTGCTTGTAGGACGAAACTGCTCGAATGATTGGGCTGGACTTCATCTTCTCATTGAACGCGCAGTAACCGGTCTTTTGGCCACCAACCGTCTCGGCAATCATTTGCATCATGTTGCCGCCCGCGCTGCCCTCGGGGTTTGACGCTGAGATCACGCCGTACTGCATAGCGGTCTCAAAACGAATGTTGGGGAAGTTCTTCTTGAGCAGGTCGTACACGTTGACGTTGTACTGATTCGTGGTGGTCAACGCGACGCTTGACGCTGGCGACATTGCCAAGACTAACTTGTCTGTCGGCTTCACCAGGCCAGCACTCTGGTTAACAAGCTGGATGAACAACGACTGTACGTCCGTGTAGATTTCGTTCGCCGTCGCCGTAACCACACCGCCAAAAATCCACACCGGCGTATGCACCGCCTTAGTGCCTGGCGTCAACGCAGCCGACAGGTTCGGGTCATTCAGCAGACCGTAGTTCTGCAGGCCTTGCACGCCGAAGAAGTAGCTGAAGTTTTGCGTGCGCGCCAAGATGTCAGCTGCACCTTGGTCAATTTCTGAGACCCAGTTGATGCGGCCCAGGCCCGCGCGCTCCAGTTCCAGATCACCATACTCCTTCATGATCTGGAACAGATACGATTGCCGTTGCGGCCAGTTGGTATTGACGTTGGCGCGGCCGTTCTCGTTGAAGTCACCGTAAGAGCTGGTTTCCCCGGTGTGTTCAACAGTCGGGAACATGGCCGTTTGATCAAGCCAAGTACCCTTGCGCTCCTCACCAAGGATGTTCGCAGCTTCCAGCGGTGCGAACAACACCTGGAACACACTCGGATCAACCAGGGTTGTGAACATCATCGGCACGCCAGAATTGGCCGATGTACCCGCCAACTGTGGCTGAGCGTCCATCGCCAGCAGCCAATTCGACTTCCAGCCGTCTGGGATGTAACTATTGACGCCAGGAATGCTGACACCACGCGCCTCGAACAAAGGCTGGTCGGCTTGCCAAGCCGCCATGGCTTCTTGGAAATTCATGCTATTCTCCTCATAGCTCTGGGGCTTGGTTAACCGTTCGAATTAGCCGAGCGGCTTGTCACTGATCTTCACGAGCTCATTCTGCAGCCCGGAAGACATTGCGATCCACTTGGTCTCAACGTTGCTGCCCACCGTGATGGAACCAGACGCATAGGTCTGGCTGGGCGTCACGTAGTAGGTGCCATTGCCACCCGTGCCGGTACCGAAGCCGGTGATACGCGTGCCGGCTGTAGGACCGCCACTGAGCGGCTGCCCAACGGCCAGCGGCGTAGTGGGCGGCGCAGTCACGGTCAACAGACCATAGCTGCCGGTCATAGCGCCAGAAGCGACATTCTGCTCCGCTGGCGTCACGATGTAACGGCCAACACCGTTAAGGGCTTCACCCGTCAGCAACGGTGTCATCTGACTAACAACCATCGTGCCAGTAGCGACGCCGGTGCCAGCAATGATTTCACCTGGGACAATCAAACCGGCCGAAACCGCCGTGACCGTCAAAGTGTCATCCGTGATGGAACCGGTAAACGCCGGGTTAGTGGTTGCCGCGATGGAACCGGTCATGATGGTGGTGGCGCCTGCGCCCGTCGCCGCAAAGGTCACAGTGCCATCCGCAAAGTTAGCGTAGGCCTTCTGACCTGGCACTGCCTGCGTCGCGCCGGCATTGCGCACCCAGAAGCCACCGCCGGACGACAACGACACGCCGAAGCCCTTTGGGATCAGCATGCCAAACGCCTGCAGGTACTGCGTGAGCAAGCCCTGCTGTTCGCGGTGGCAGAAGCCGGCCACCGGCCCTGCGCCGTTGTTGCTGGCGATGGACGGCGCGCCGTCCCAATCGTCCGGGTTGGTGATCCAGGCGAAGCGCCCAATGGTCACGCCATTGGGGCCAGCAACCAGACCGAACGGGCCAGCGTCAACAATGTAGCGGGGATTGCCGTCGCAGAAGTCGCCTTCCACGGCTGGCGCTGGGCGGACTGTGATTTGCGTCTGGAAGTCAGCCAAAATCATATCTCCTTAGGCTTAGCCAGGTTAAATGTTGATCCGCGCCGCGCCAGGAAACCGCTCAGCGAAACTCTTCGTCTGGGCAGCGTCCTGCGCGATGCGGCGCTCAGACTTACTGCGGTTACCACCGGGCTTGGGTTGGGCTTCCAAGAGTGCCCGAAACGCGCTGGAGTGAATGCCGTCGGTCTTCACGCCGAGCATGTTGAGGGCGGTTTTGTAAACCTCCTCAGCGCTGTCCTGCGCTAAAGCCAAATCGCCGACCCAAGGCCGCACAATGCGTTCGGCTTCGCGCATAGCCTTATGACCCGCGACGGACCGCGCCACAGCTTCCCGAATAGCCTGATCCATAGCGCCCTTGGTTACGTGTTCAGGCTCCTTGGGCTTACCTTCAAAATCCGGTGGTTGATCTTTTCCCATTTTGCGATCCCTTGCGCCCCGACGCCGGTCAGTTGCCGCTGGCGGCTTGTCATCTTCGTCATCTTCATCCTCAGCGGCATGTTCGCCCAGGTTCTCAATTTGATCCTCCGCCGCTCCATGCAGCGCGTCGAGATGCGCCATGTCTTCGTCGGTGATCTTGCCCTTAAGAAACTGCTTGATGCGCTCCAATGGATCAGCGTCCGTAGTGCTGGTGGTTGGCACCGTCGTACTAGTGGTTGACCTGCTAATCGGCACAGCTGAACTCGGCGTCGTCACCATTTCCGCGTCAGCTGGCGCTTCTTCTGGGTTCATGCCGCCCATAGCGTCCAGAAAGCTGTCCAGGTCCTGCAAATCGGCGTCCTGCGCCAGCTTGCCCTTGGTAACCTCGCCCAGCCAAGCAACAAGGGTGGGCTTCTTGCCCTTGAAATTCTTGGCCGTCACAGCGGTCAACGCCGGCATGAGATCAATCTTTTGATCTTGCGCGAGCTTGGGGCGCAGATAGGCGGTGATTGCACCTTGCAGCAGAACCGCCTTTCTGGTCAGCACCTTGGTAGTCATTAGGTTCTCCTTTGAGTCGCCGACCACAACGTCGGTTCCGGCCCTGCCATCCTTCACAATTGCAACATGGTTGCCCACGATGTTACGCATCACTCCGTCATAAGCCACGCCTTCATACACGCCAGGCGTCATGTCAGCCGTGTAGTGATAACCGGCCGAAAGTTGCTTCTTCTCGTTTGAATTGATGTCTTGAATGGCGTCAGCTGGCCAAATTGAGAGTGAGTTGTAGAGATACGGGTGTTCATA